TATGAAAGATATAAAAAATGGAAAGCTAGTCAAGGTTGGACAGACTGCGAATAGTCAAGTTATTACTGCTCAACAATTTTATTTATTGGAGCAAACAGAAAGGAATATAAATAATATGCTTAAAAAGGGTTCAATAGTTTATCACAAAGATTTAAAAATTCATGGTTATGTTATTAAACCACCTACAAGGAACACTAGCGACTGTACTATTGTTGATCTTGAAAAAGAAATGCAAGGTATGACAGCTAAATTGGTGGTCAAAGAATATGACCTTGAATTACAATGCAATGGGGAGGGATAATGAAAAAATATAAAGTTATTATTACTAGAGAAAGCTATGTTGAAGCTGATAATGAAGAAGAAGCTAAAATACAAGCTTATGACAGTTTAATTATGGGTGAAGTAGATTATGAAATTGAAGAAGATAAGGAGGAATAATTGGAGGTAAACAGGGGGAAAAAGAAAGGGTAAGATTCCCCCTGTCCTGACTATCTTTGAGAAGATAGTTAAATACCTAGATATTGTGTTTAAACTTTATCATTATACTTGATCTTGAACTTATCTGCAATTTCTTTTTGAAAGCTAGGGTTCTTTTCAACAGCTTCCCAATATTCCCTGACAACTTGGTCAATTTCTGCGTCAGAAATCTTAATAGATTGTAAATACTGTAATAGCTTAACCAGTGGGGGGTTTTTTGGAGTTTGGTTCTTGTTTCTAATGATTGCTTGTTGGTATCGGAAGTCAAAAGACTTCCTAGTCTTGTTAATAATATTGTGTATTAACTTTTTATTAGCCATATTCTAACTAGTATATATTTATATTATATCTTTATATCAGGTGTAATTATTTCACCTATCTAGGTGCAAAAGTTTCACCCTCACTGCTAGACCTTTCTAGCTTGTTTCAACAAGATGACCCCCTCATTTTCAGCTTGTTTTAACTTTCTTTTTTCGTACAAAATCTTTTGTTGCTTACTCATTTTATTTCTTAATCGTAGGTTGTGCAAAAGGGTAGATTGAAAATTAGGATTATCCCTAAATAAAAATCTATTTGTTTTACCTTTGCCTCTATTTTGCCATGTTATATACCCAAGCAACTGCAATCTGTCTAAATGCTTAACAAGGGTCTTAGAGCTTTTTAAACGCAATCTTTTTTTTAGATACAGATGACTAGGGGTACACCCTTTAGGAGCTGTCTGAAGCCGTCTCAGGAGCAATAAAAGGCATTTCTGAGTTGGGGTAAGAACCTGATCGTCTATAAGCTCATGCTCAACTTTAAGAAATGGTTTACTTTTGTTCATATTGGGTCATCTCATCAAATATAACTGTTGTATTAAAACTAAAAGATATTCTCTCAGCATTATCATCATCACTAGCAAAAGGATAGACGATATGTTTCATATTTGCTGGAAATAAATAATAATCGCCCAAAATGGGTTGAACCAAATAGTTAGCATTATTAAATATATTTTCAGACCCCTCACAAAACTCAATCCAACCACCAACTTGATGATGTTCTTTAGAATGATTATAAGGTACGATTTTAGGTATCTTTAAATATCCAACACAAGATAAATCAGGGTTCAATGCTTTGTTAGAAAAATGGGTGTGTGTATGTAATGGATTATAGTCGTTTGGTTTCTGTGTGTTTGTCCATGCACTTTGAATAACGCACTTTGCCATTTTATTATTTTTATAATGTGCTTCCACATAGTGTCTAATAATATGATCAAAATATTTTTGTTTCCATCTTAACATAATATCTGGACTGATTAATAATTCTTTATAAACTTGTCCTGCAAGTCTATGACCATAAGCATATTGTTTTGCTTTTTCTGGGTTCTGTCTTATGTCGTAAAGGTCTTTCAAAAAATCATCTATTAATTCTTTTGGCATTGTAGATTTAGCAATCGTTGAGCCAAATGGTTTTAATAATTTACATTCTATTTTATCTTTCATTTTTAAACTCCGTTATTGGTTTTAGATTTTCAATGGGTACAGACCAAACATAAGGTCTAGTGTTAATTCCAAAGTTAGTCCAAGTTCCTTTCTTTCTTATATCCTTTGCAGAAATGTAGCCAAAAAATGTATATATTGGTGTTTCATCACCTACTAAAAAATAATAATCACTTTCTTTATACCCTTGTCTTATGATAAGATTATTGGTTTTTTTTGTCATAAGTTGCGATCTCACTTGTATGCTCTTTCCGTCAATATGTAAATCAGAACCTTTAAAATTATTAACTGAGTGTGGAAAGTAGCTGTCCATTTTTTTAGCAAGAGCTTGTTCGCAAATAGAACCTGAAACAGTCATACCCCATTGCTTATAAATATCAAAGTTAGCACCATGACCCCAATTAATTTGTTGTCTCATGCTTTCTGTCTGTCGCAAAAGTCCAGTGATAGCAGAAGACAATATTTCTTCCCATTTTAATTCAATCGTTGGATAGTCCATATATGGTGCAACCTTTACTTGTTTATACAATATCTTGTATATAACTATAACCTTTCTCAAAGTAATTGTAAATAGACACTTGACATTAGTATTTAATTAGTAAATAAGCTGTCTATGGCAGAAAGGTTTATAGATGAAGCTTGGATCAAAGGGGATTTCAAGAAAGCAACTATATCAGCAAGTCAATCAGCACTTACAGATAGTATATGGTTTATAAAATATCCTTTTGCACTGTACAAAAAATTTAAACCACAAAAACCTAGTATTAGTTTTCATGCAGGTAAAAAAGTACATGGATATTTTCAAGAAATAATACAAAAGAAAATGGATATAAAAGATGTCCAAGAAGATTTTAATAGAAGTTTAATAGAAATTGATTTAAGTCCTAAAGAAAAAGCTAAAGCAAACTTTATAAAAGAAAAAATAACTCAATATGTTACTAATCATATTAATGCTCTTATAGAAATATCTGATAACGCACATTTAGATAAGTGGAACTGCGAACTATTTTTTAGTGAGTGGTATGATGAAAAGTATTTTGGCAAACAATTAGGTATAGAAACAGAATTGTATGTGGACTGTGCGTCAGAATTTTTACAAAAATTATCTGAGCATAAAAATAGGTTTGGTTCAGTTTATAAATACAAAGATAAGAAAGGCAATGAGACTTGGAAATGGAGAAAGTCACAAAAAATAAAAAATCCACAATTTACTCACTGCATACAAACAGCAGTGTATTCAAAATCACTACCTAATTACAAACCATATTTAGTTTATGTAGATGAAGAAAACTACACCATATTTAATCAAGATAATTGTTATGAGTTAAGTCCAGCAGGATTAAAATATTTCTTTAATAAATATATTCAGATCAATGTAAGAAGACAAGAAATGTTAAGAATGGCAAATGGGGATATAAAAAAGTTAGCCATGATGATTGGGATTGATTGGTCTGAAATAAGAAATAGAGAAAACAATCCTATACTTAACACTATACAAAATGAAGACATACAAAAACTGGAGGAGTTTTATGATAGTCTGTGATGGTATATCACCAGAAGATATAAAAAGAATTATAAACAGTAAAATCCTTGAAGAAATGATTAAGGATAAAGCAAAGCAAGTTTATGATGAAGAAAAGAAAAAAGAACAAGAAGAAATCATTGGTAATGCAAAAGGAAAGGAAGGAACAATTTGACTAAAAACATTTATCAAAAATTAAAATCTGCTTCAGAAGAAGCAAGAATGGTTAAGAAGACAGAAAAAAAAGGTGGTATGAATTTCAACCCATTAGAGCATGACGCAGTACAAGGTGTTGCTATGGAAGCTTTAATTAAAAATGGTTTATATCCATACTGCACTTACAAAGATTTCGACATACAAGATATGTTTGTGCAAACAACTTGTAAGATGACTATTGTAGATGTAGATAATCCAAAATCTTTTATTGAAATTGAAACTCATGCTATTGCAAAAACAGATAAATATGGTTCTGGAAACTGTATGTCTTATGCAAGAAAGTATGCTTTTTTAAATGCTTTAAATCTTAAGACTGGAATGAAAGATGATGAGGTTGAAGCAAAGGATAGTGAAGATGGTTATAATGCTGATCCACTATATAAAGCCACAGCAAAAGATGTGGGTATGACAAGAAAACAAATTTCTTTGGGTAATAGAATTGAAGCTATTGAGGTTCATCTATCATCTAAGAAACCAGATTTGACCACTGTTAAAAAATTAATAATGGAATTTAAATCTGACAACAGAAACGACTATGAGAATTTTATCAGAAGTGAGATAGGTAAAAGACTTGTAGCTTGTGAAAATAAACTAACAAAACTCAAAACAAATAGGAGATAAATATGGGTGACTTTGTACTTAAAGAAGGTACTGGATATTTAAACAGGGATAATGAAAACCCTGATAAATTCTGGGGTTCGTTTAAAGTAGATAGAGACTACAAACAAGGCGAACAAATAAACTTAACAGAATACATCAATCGTAAAGATGATGGTAAAGAGGTTCATAAATTACAAGTTAGAAAACCAAAAGTATAACTTGTAGTAGGGGTGCTGGGTCATTTTTTCCTCCCTATTCGAATCGGTAAAAAAAATCAGCACCCTTTCTTATGAAAACTTTTTTCTTGTATTTGTTCTTCGCAACATCTGCAACAAGCTATGACTTTTACAAAATAAAAGTAAAAGACTTTACGACTTGTCAGGAAGCTTTAGAAACACATACAAGCATAACTTACGATCATGGGGTTATGTATAAAGGTAAAAAAATATTTATGTATTACTGTAAAACAAAGGATGGACAATGGGCAAAGACGATAATGTAAAATGGATAGATATTGGCGAAAAGATGACCAAGAATTTATTAAAGAATAAACAAAAAGAATATGGAGATTTTGATAGCAACGCACATATTGTTGCACAATTTATTAAGTCAGTTTTAGAAGCAGTGAACAAACAAAAGTTGAAAGTACCTATAACGATTGTTGCTCAACTTATGATTGTTTTAAAATTAACAAGAACTGTTAATGATGGTGAGAAAGAAATCATGTACAAGGAAGACACACATCAAGATATTTCTGGTTATAATGAGCTTTTAAAGTATCAAATGCAACAATTAGAAAGAAACAACAATGGGAAGTAAAGTATTTTATAGTCCAAAAATCAAACAAATTATTGATTTTATGATAGAATACCATAAAAAGGAACAAGCTTATCCTAGACTAATTGAAATTGGAGAAGCTTTAAATTTATCTAAACAAAGGATTGGTATTCTCATGAAAAATGCTGTTAAGCTTGGTTTGGTCAAAGAGATGGATGTGTTTATGAGAAAGTATCATTTGACAAAATCAATTAAAAATAGTAAATTTAAAGTCAATAATTACTATGAGTTGTAAGAAAGAAAGTACTTATGAGGTTGTGGTAGTTGTTGAAGAAAAGTTTAGCAGTGTACAAAATGCTGCTGATAACAAAGACGCAATAGGAGAACCTGTTGCTAGAATTGTTAGTAAGAGGTTCTTGAAGTCTAACATTAAGTTGGAGGATAAAGATGGACTACGATCCAAAGAAGATAAGGGAAGCTCAGGAAAGACTGGATAGAGCAGTTAGGGTAATGCAGAAAGCTAAAGCTCTTGTTCAGAAAAAGAAAAACCAGATTGCTGTAATTAGTAATCAAATTTTATCTGAGCAAAATAAACAAATTAGAATTTCAAGCTAGAAAGAAATTCTAAAAGTAAAAAGGCGAACTAGAAGAAAGGAGACCTATCGCTATGGCAAAAGCACAAGTAGAAAAGGAAGTTGTCGTTAATCAACACATTGGTAAAAGAATAAGAAAAAGAAGGATTGAGTTAGGAATAACTCAAACTGATCTTGGAAATCATTTACCTACAAGCTTCCAACAAATCCAAAAATATGAGAAAGGAACTAATGGAGTATCATCAGCTAAATTAATTTATTTAGCTCATGCTTTACAAGTTCCCATAACATATTTCTTTGAAGGGTTTGATATTATAAAAGGTGTAAGTAATTTTACTTACAAAGATAATCCACCAGAACTGCATAGAGGTAATCAGATAAAAAATGCAAAGTATTATCCTGATCCACAAGCAGTTGATGATCAAGTGATTATAGAAAAACTACAAAAAATAATTTAATTAATGGGAGTTAGGGGTGTCTTAAGAACAAAGTACATCCCTAACTCAAGGTATGCACTTATAATATATTAGTTTTCTTTTTTAGATTCAATCTCTAATTGTCTATTCTCATCATCCTTTTTCATACATAAATAATGAGCAGGTTCTTTGGTAGCAAAGATTACAAAAGGTTCATCAGAAACAATCATCTTATTACAATACTTACAAAGACCGACATCTCTTATGATCCTTGTATTTTTCTTCCAAGTCTTTTTAGGTTTTCGCATAGTTTGGTCTTTTACCTTTTCTTGATCTTCTTTCTGCTTTCTTTTTTCTTCTAACTGCGGCAGCTCTTTGACTAGCTGACATTGATCTTACTTTTGCTATGGGTAAACATTTAGGATAGTTTCTTCTTTTCTCACCTTTACTTCTACCGCATGGTGGATATGAACCATCTTTTCTTCTATTGGCAATATCAACCCATTTTTCAGATGTCCACTTTCTTAAGCTCATCTTCTTTTCTTAGTTTTCTTTCTGCCAACTTTACCTTTACAATATTTACTAGCCCACATATTTGCGTATGCACTAGGATATACTTTAAACTTTTTCTTGGCGGCAGCTTTACCTGCTGGACATAACTTAGCCATGTCTTTTCTGTACTGTGAACTTAGCCATCTTTACAGCTCCTTTGTGTGGTTTGTATGCACCTTTCATAAGTTTATATGAACTACCTTTTTTCATCCAATGATAACCAGATGGTGCTTTTACTGTTTTCTTCATACTTTTTTCTTTCTTTTTTTCTTAAGCATAGCAAAGTCTGCACCAGTTATTTTATCAAATGGTGCTGCCATTCTTGCTATCTTCATTTGTTTTTTACTAT